AGGATGGCGATGATGACCCACAGGCTGGAAAGGCCCGTGCTCTCTCCCAGGATCTTGGGGCCGATCACGTTGCCGTCCAGCTGTTGAAGGGCCAGCACGAACAGCAGGAAATACAGAGACTGAATGGGGTTGACCAGCAGAATCAGGAAGAAGCTGGGGATCGCTCCCAGGAAGGGGCCGAAGAAAGGAATGACATTGGTGACGCCCACAAAAACGGACACCAGCGGCGTATACGGCATATCCAGCAGTGAGCAGCCGATGAAGCACAGCACGCCAATGATGAGGGAATCCAGCAGCTTGCCCCGGACAAAGCCGGAGAGGATGCGGTCAACCTTGGCGCTGCCCCGAAAGACCCAGTAGACCGCTTCCTCGGAAAACAGGCTGTAAGCCAGCTTCCGGGCATGGGCGGCGCAGCGCTCCTTGGTAGCCATGAAGTACACGGAAACGATCATGCCCACCAGCAGGTTCTTCAAAAACACCAGCGTACTGAGCACACCGCCGGAGACGGCGATCATCAGCATCTGCGTCCGGGTAAAGACCTGATTTTTCAGCCACTCCGTTGCGGACTCGTAGAACTTATCCATCTGGCCGGCTACCCAAACCTCCACGGTGGGGTTGCTCTCCAGCAGATGCTCCACCCAGCCGCTGATGGTATTATAGTAGCCTTCCACGCTGGAAACCAACTGCACCACGCTCCGGTACAGCTGCGGGATCAGCACATGGCCCAGCAGATAGCAGAGCAGGCCGATGATGGCCCAGGTCACCACCAGACTGACGGCCCGGGCGCTCCGGGAGGTCATGCGCCCCTCTGCGTGGGCCTTTTTCATCTGTTCCGGAAAAAACAGGTTTTCAATAAAGTCGATGACCGGCGCCAGCAGGTACGCCAGTACCGCGCCGATCAGAACCGGCTGCAGTGCTTTCAGCAGTTGACCGCCGAAGGATGGCAGTACCCGGCGGCCAAACAGGGTATCGTAAAAAAGCAGGATCGCGCCCACGGTCAAAAAGAGGGCAAGTCCCCACCGCACCGCGCTGTCTTTTTTCTTCATCCAACCGCCTCCTGCCGACAGGGTCCGCCCGCCTGCGGCAGACTTCTCCCGAAACCTTTATACAAACTTTATTCTACACGCCGCCCGGGGGAATTGCAATCCTCAATTCCCCATGCTATACTACTTTAACCGTCTGTTAACACTTTATGAGGATTTCATGGGGATTTTTGACTATACTGTGAACGTACTGTGAAGCATGGCGAAAACGGCATAAAAAATCAGCGGCTCGGATGGCTCCGGGCCGCTGTTCTTTTTCGGTTGTCAACGCTCCCAGCTGCGCTTGTCGGTGTCCTGCATGGTCTCAATGCCGGGGCGCTGGTGCTTCAGCTCCGCAAACCGGGCAAAGGCTTTCCGGCGCTCCGTGCCGAAATATTTCTCGTCCAAAACGCACTCCGTGGTGCCGTCCTCAAAGGTGCGGACGATCCGCACAAAGTAGATTACCGGCTTGCCTCTGTAACCGGGGTCCCGGGTCAGCTCCAGCCGGTCACGGTAGGCGGCGGTCGCAAGGGCGGCGTATCGCTCCGCCAGGGCTGCGCGGTACTCGGTCAGCTGGTCGATCAGCTCGTGACACTGGGCAATGACCCGGGCGGCGCTGTCATCGTGGGCCTTGATGCGGTCGGCGGTCAGGGCGTCGGGCCGGAGCAGATAGGCGGTCAGCCGTATTTCCGCTTCCCGGCTGGGGTTGCCGTAGCGTTGGAAGAGGTCAAGATAGTTCATATGGTTCATGCTCCTTTCTGGGGGGGCGGCTCAGCAGGCCGCCCCGATTTTCTCAAATGCGCTATCTTCACGCCCGCCGCTGAAAACCTGGCTTCCATACTTCCGGCGGATCTCGTCCATTGTGGCCTTGCCACGTCTCCACTTGCGGCCCTCTTCGGGGTGATGCCAATACCATCTTTCCTTGTTCTGGGACCAGTGGAAACCGGCGGCTTTCAACTCGTCCTTGTGGGGCTTCGTATTGCCTCCGCACCACACCCAGGAGCCGACCAGCTCGACCTCCAGATCATCAAACTTCATCAGAAAGTCGATGATGTCGCGGAACTCGGCGGCGGTTTCGGTGGTCTGGTGGTACTCGTCCGCGCTGGCGTTGTGCTGCTTCTTCAGCATTTCAAAAAGGGCGTCATGCTCGGCGTTGATCTGCTGCATGGCCTCAGTGCTGCCGCCCATGTCCGGGTGATACTTCATAGCCAAGCGGCGATACTGCTTTTTCAGCTCGTCCAAGGTCTTGCAGTTGATGAAGTAAGTAGTCATTTTGTAATCCTTTCCGGCCTGTCGGCCTGTGGCGTTGTCGTGTTTGCCTTGTGTGCCTTAATAATACGTCATTTCCATGACGCCGTCAAGCAGGCAAAATCAACAATCATTGCCATGACTTTTTGTGCAATTTTGTCATGGACATGATTTGCGGCGATTTTGTATAATGTAGTGCAAGAAAGGCGGTGAAATAATGGAGGAAAGAAAGCCAGATCGGCGGAATATATGGCAGAAAGAAAATCAAGAGCGCATCGTGGTAATGACGAGTAAAACAGAGCCACCAACCAAGGCCCAGATCAGAGCGGCAGCAGCCGCCGCGGGCCAGAGCGTCAACGCCTGGATCATTGAGGCCATCCGGGACAAGCTGTAACGAGCGCCAGAGCGTCGAGGGATAACACCCCCGGCGCTTTTCTTTTTGTGAGCGGGGGCGGGGCGGCAGCAGCAGCGGCAGCGAGAGAGAGGGAGAAGGAGGGGGGATTATAGGGGGGAGAATAAGAGAGTGAGAGTGTGAGTGTGTTATAAGCGTCTTATAAGCATCTTATACTCACAGAGAGATTATATATATACTTGCTTCTACCGAGAGAGTAGCGAAAGAAGGAGACGCGGCAAATAAAAAACGCGAGAGAACGAGAGAAAACGAGAGAAAAACGGAGCATTTGCGAGATATTCGGAGATATTCACAGATAGGCCGGTGATCTGGTCAGCGGTTAGCGGCTCCAATTCGGCGGGGCAATTACCCTTTTCCGGTTAGATTTAAGGGGCCATTAAATATTTCCGTTGGGACTGCTGGGCTTTGGCGGTTGCTGTGTCGTTTCTGTGTATTTCCTCTTCCAGCCTGGGCAAATCCTTTTGGCTGCTCCGGCTGGGGGCTGATTCCATCAGGACGGGCCGAGGCTTCACCGGCTGGGGGTCAGGGGGCCAGAGGTAGAGACCAGAGAGCAGGGGGTTAGGGGGGTAGCGGAAAAACAGGGGGTGTCTCTCGCGCAGGGTATAGGGCTATTATGCACACATCCCCTCCCCCCTTTCACAGACCTCTCTGCACTGGCAAGTCAGCTGCGGGAAGCTATGCCGGTGCTCCATCTGGGGGGGGTGGCGGAAAAAGGGGGCGGGGGATTTTATGTAAAACCTTACGAAAATAACTGAAACCCATTGTGTCCACTTGACGAAATATGCTTGAATGAAGTTGGCGGGATAGAACCCGCCTGCCTCCTATGTCAGACGCCAGTTTTCACCTTCAGTTCCTTTCCTGTTGCCCGGTGGGTCCGAACAGCCCACCGGAGCATGGTTTCGTAGCTCAGTCGGAAGAGCGAGCGGTTGTTAACCGCTGGGTCGCAGGTTCGATCCCTGCCGGGACCGCCAAAATACCGGGTCGCACCCGGCTGTGAAAGTCAGCCGCAGGAAACGCGATAGACCAACCTGACGCCTCGGAAATAGCAACGAGGGCAAGTCGCTCAGGAGCGCGACGCGCGAGCCACGACGCAACAGGACTTTGAGAGCCTGATAAATCGGGGCGCAGGACCCTCCGCACCTCTCGACGATGTGGCCCAGGAGGGACATTTGCAGACGTAGCTCAGTTGGTAGAGCACCGCGCCAGGAGGTATGCGCAGGTTCAAGTCCTGCCGTCTGCGCCAGAATTTTTTGTGAGAGGGGGCCGGGGCATGGCTTATCAGAAGAAAAATCCCACTGCGGAAGAGCGCAAGGCGCACATGGATAACATGAACAAGAAGGCCGCCGCGGCCCACAGGAAACAGACGATCGAGAAGATCAAGGCGTTCCTGAAGCAGTCCGAGGAATACTTTGACGTGCAGGACCGGCTGGAACAGGCATACAGCGAGGCGGGCCTTGCCAATGCGATGCGATGGACGGTTCAGCGGCTTCAGGGGTATTACGACTACAACGATGGCCGGGAGGCCGAGGTGGTCGAAGCGCAGGTGGAGGACTTTGAAGCGGGTGACGAGGAAATCACCGATCCCCGCTGCGTCATGAGCTACTACGTGCGGCTGGCGTACCAGCGGATTCAGGAGCAGATCGACACCAGCCCCATCTACCAGGAAAAGGGCATGGTGACGCGAGGCATTTTCCTGAACAAGCAGAAGCGCCTGGGCGGCTATCAGGACAAGCAGGAGACCAGACAGGATATCAGCGTGAACGTGACCTTCGGGGACGGCGTGGACGCAAGCGACTTCAAGTGAGGAGGCGGCGAGGTGAACGGCCTGATTTTGGTTTTATCCCTGATCTGCGGTGCGGCCAGCATGGGCGCTGCCGTATGCACAGTGCTGATTCTGCGGCTGCTGCGGGAGATCAAAGCCCCCTCCCCCACGGAACCGGAGAAGCCGGAGGCGGAGGAGCCTACGGACCGGCAGAAAAGCGTGGAACAGGGCATTGACAACCTGATGACCTACGATCTGAACACCATGAAAGCCAGCCTGAAGGGGCGGGAGGTGTGATATGGCGGTTACGGTACAGCAGATTTTCGACATCGCCATCCACCTGATGGATTCCCAGAACGAATCCACCGGCTCCACGGACACGGCGGACACCAAGGAGTACAAGCTGCGGACCGTTTCCCTGCTGAACAGCGTTTTAGACCGGGCGTTCCCGTACAGCGACAACTATCGGGACGCTTTAGAGGCGGCGGGCGGCAAGCGGCCTATCTGCCCCAAGGTGGCGGAGATGGCGGACGAGGTGGCGCTGGACGAGCGGATCTGCACCGGGGCGCTGCCCTACGGTCTGGCAGGCCTGCTGCTGCTGGAGGAGGACCCCAGTCGGGCCAACTTCCTGTGGCAGACGTTTCTGGAACAGTTGGAGCTGTGCCGCCAGAGCCTTCCCAGCGTGATCGGTGACGTGGAAAACCTCTACGGCGGCATTGAACACGGGGAGTTTGGCGCATGGTGGTAGATGGGACGTGGGTCTACCGCTGCCCTATCTGCGGGAAGGCGCTTCAGCACATCGAACCGGGCAGTGTGATCTACAACACGCCTATTTACTGCCGAAGATGCAAGGTGAGCCACTACCCCACCATTTTTGAGGGGCGGGAGCTGGATACAGACGTCCCCTTCCCTCTGAAAACCGAATAAAAACGAGAGCCCAACGAGGCCATGAGAACGGCGAAAGCCGTTTCTTGTGGTCTCGTTTTTTGTTTTGTCAGCAAAGCCAGACCAGGCTTTGAAAATACAAAGATCCGGCCAGACCAGGCCGGGGAAAGAGGCCAATATGGACGAAAACATGAACCAGATCCCCGAACAGGAGCCCGAGACCACGGACGCCTTTTTGGACGATTGGGACGGCGGCGGAGAGATGACGGCAGACCAGCCGGAGGAACCCGCGGAGCCGGTGGAGACTGGCGAGGAAACGCCTGTCGAGGACCCCAGTGAGAGCGCGCAGACGCCGGAAGAGGGCACCGAGCCTCCCGCAGACGCGGAACAGGCAGCCCAGACGCAGCAGACCGAGGCGGAGACCGTGGACGCACGGCCCCAGACATGGGAACTGCGACACATGGGCGAGGTGCGGCAGGCCAACGAAGCGGAAATGGTGGCACTGGCCCAGAAGGGCATGGACTATGACCGCATCCGCAGCCAGTATGACGAGTTTAAGCCTGTGATGGAGATGGTCAACCGCTTTGCAAACCAGCAGGGGTTGAACACCAAGGACTACATTTCCATGCTCCGGGCGCAGGCAAAGCAGGCCGAGGGCCTGAGTGAAGCGGACGCGCGGCGCTCCGTGGAGCTTGAGGACCGGGAGGCCGTTGTGGCCGCCGCAGAAGCAGAGCGGCAGGCCCAGCAGGACGCTATGGCGCAGGCCCAGCGGGCCGAGGCCGAGGCGGCAAGCCGCCGACAGGCGGACATTCAGGAATTTCAACAGACATTCCCCGAGGCAGCAAAGGACCCCAACAGCATCCCGCCCCAAGTCTGGGCAGATGTGCGGAACGGCTCTTCTCTGGTCGCCGCCTACGCCCGGTACGCCGTGCAGCAGGCGCGGCAGGACGCGGCAGCCGCCCAGCGTGAGGCGGCTTCCGTACAGCAGAACCAGCGGAACGCGGAGCGCTCCACCGGCAGCATGAGAAGCGCCGGGGACAGCTCCAAGACGCGGGACGATTTCGGAGACGCCTTTGACAGTGCCATGTAACGGCACTTTTGCCTATGGGGAAACCGGACGAAAGAGAGGTTTTTACCTATGGCTATCAACTACGCAATTAAGTACGCAACCAAGATCGCGGAGCGCTTCAAGAAAGCCTCCATCACCGCCGATGACTGCGGCAACAGCTATTCCTGGCTGAATCCCTACAGCCGCACCATCCGCATCGGCAGCGTGAACACCGTGCCTGAGACCCAGTACACTCGCAGCGGCTCCAACCGCTTTGGCGAGGTCCATGATGTGGGCGACACCCTTCAGGAGATGACCTGCGAACAGCAGCCCGCCTTCTCCTTCACCATCGACGCGCTGGACCAGACCGATCAGGCCATCCAGAAGTCCGCAGGCAGCGCTCTGCGGCGTCAGCTGGACGAGGTGACCATCCCCGGCATGGACAAGCACCGCATCAAGAAGTGGATCATGGGCGCGAACATCGCCGTCAAGGAGGCTACCGCCCCCACCAAGGCCACCATCGGCGGTCTTATCATCGACCTGAACGCGAAGATGACCGACGCACTGGTGCCTCTGGAGGGCCGCACCCTCTACATCGCCACCGAGTACTACAAGCTGCTCAAGCAGATGCCCGATTATATCGGCGTGGACGCTCTGGGCAAGGAGGCTCTGGCAAAGGGCGTTGTGGGCGAGTTCGACGGCTGCCGCGTGAAGCCCATCCCCACCAGCTACATGCCCGCCGGTGTGTACTTCTTCATCAAGCACAAGGGCTGCACCGTGGACCCTGTGAAGCTCCAGAAGTACAACATCCTGACCGAGGTGCAGGGCTATTCCGGCCCCGTGGTGCAGGGCGTGACCTACTATGACAGCTTCGTGCTGGGCGCCAAGGGCGACGGCGTGGCTGTCTGCGGCAATGCTGCGGTTCTGGCGGCACCCGGCCTGTCTATCAGCGGCCATGCCGTGACCATCGCCACCGCTGCCGGTGTGGTGTTCAAGTACACCACCGACGGCACCAACCCCCGCTACTCCACTACCGCCCAGACCTACACTGCTCCTGTGACCCTGACCGCCGGTCAGACCCTGCGGGCTGTGGGCACCAAGGACGGCTGCGTGGGCATCGAGGGCACCAAGGATTACGAGTGATCTCATGGGAGGGGGCTTCGGCCCCTTCCCCCATATATGGACGGAGCGGGCGCATGAACCCGGCCCGTCCACCAGATATAAGGAGCGATTATGCCTCGATATAAACAGACAGCAGGCGGAACGGTGCAGGTGGATTTGGGGACGCTGAACCCCAAACAGAAGCAGTTCTGCCAGTCCCGGAGCCGGTACACGGCTTACGGCGGAGCCAGAGGTGGCGGCAAGACACACGTTCTGCTGCGGAAGGCGGCAGGCGGCGCGCTCACTTACCCCGGCATCAAGATCCTGATCGTGCGCCGGGAGTACCCGGAATTGGAGCAGAACATCATCCTGCCCATGCAAAAGCTGATTCCGCCGGAGGTGGGCAGCTATAACGGAAGTATGCGCATGATGTTCTTCTGCAACGGCAGCATTATCAAGTTCGGACACTACGGAGCGGGAGACGATCAGGAATATCAAGGCCTTGAATTTGACTGGATCTTCATGGAGGAAGCCACTCAGTTCTCGGAATCCCAGTTCCGCACACTGGGCGCGTGTTTGCGCGGTGCGACCAAGTTTCCCCGGCGGATGTACTTGACCTGCAACCCCGGCGGCATCGGCCACCTGTGGGTGAAGCGGCTGTTTGTAGACCGGGAATACCGGGAGGGGGAAAAGGCCAAGGATTACACCTTCATCCCCGCTACGGTGGACGATAACCCCCAGCTTTTGGAGGCGTCCCCGGAGTACAAGCAAATGCTGGACCTGCTGCCGGAGGATGTACGGCGGGCGTGGCGCTACGGTGACTGGAACGCCATGGCAGGCACGTTCTTCCCGGAGTTCCGCAAAGAAACCCATGTGATCGCACCTTTTGTGCGTGTGCCTCGTGAGTGGAAGAAATACCGGGCGTTCGACTATGGCCTTGATATGTTCGCCTGCCTTTGGGTGGCGGTGGACTTTGAGGGGCGGGCCTATGTGTACCGGGAGGTACAGCAAAGCGGCCTGATCGTCAGCGAGGCGGCAAAGCTGGCAAATGCCCTGACCCCGCCGGAGGAGCACATTGAGTTCACCATTGCCCCGCCGGATATGTGGAACCGGCAGAAGGACAGCGGGCGGAGCATGGCGGAGATCTTCGCGCAGTACGGGTTAGGGCTGCTGAAGGCCAGCAACAACCGCGTTCAGGGCTGGATGGCCGTCAAGGAGCTGCTGAAGCCCATGAAGAGCGACACGGACCGACCCGGACTTCTGGTGACAGAAAACTGCGTGGGCCTAATCCGCAACCTGCCCTCCATCCAGCATGACGAGAAAAACCCCTCGGACTGCGCCACGGAGCCCCATGAGATCACCCATATCTGCGACGCTGCCCGGTATTTCTGTGTCACCCGCGTTCTGGGCGCTCAGAAAACCGTGGAAAAGATCGTGGACGATTTTGACGAGGGCGAGGACTACGATGACGTGATGACGGGCGGGGAAATGACCGCCGGTTATCTATCCTACGGATAAAGGAGGCCCGGACGATGGCTCAAATCACATCCAGCAACGATATTCAGGTGTTGAAGATCCGCCAGTTTTTGGGCCTGAACGAGAACCCGGACGGAGATACCAAGATCAAGAACGGCGAAATGAGCAAGATGCGGAACTTCCGTGTGACGCGGGAGAAGCACTTGCAGCTGCGCCCCGGCACTAAGACGGTCCTGAACCTGAAAACGGCATGGGACGCATGGTGCGCGGAGAGCGGCCACACGGCCCCCACAGCAAACCCGGTTTTTTCCGGCGCGTGGGAGGGCGTGGTAGACAGCAAGCAGCGAACCCTTGCCGCCTTCGGCGGGCTGATCTTCTCTCTGGACCCGGCGGCGGCAACTACCAAGGTTGTGGGCCAGTGTACGCAGGACCAGACCTCGTTCTTCGGCTTTTCCAACAAGGTTTACCTCCTGAACGGCCATGAATACATGAGCTGGGACGGCAAGGACAACAGCAGCTTTGCGGCGGTGGAGGGGTATATTCCCACGGTGATGAACGCCACCACGCCAGCTGGCGGCGGGTTTCTGCTGGAAAACGTGAACCGGCTGACGGGCAAGCGAAAAGTGCTGTATTCCCCGGACGGCAAGGAGACGGTTTTCCACATCCCGGAAAAGACAGTGGATGAGATCATCTCCGTGAAAATCGGGGACACGGCGCAGACCTACACCTCTGACCTAACGGCACGGACCTTTACCATTACCCCTGCCCCCGCTGCCGGAACCAACACACTGGAGCTGATCTACCGCAGCGGCAACGGAGAACGGGCGCAGGTAACTGGGATGCGCTTCTCCGAGCTTTACAACGGCCAGACGGATAGCCGTGTGTTCCTCTACGGAGACGGCACCAACAAGACCATTTACTCCGGTATTGATTCCGCCACCGGCAAGCCTTCGGCGGAATACTTCCCGGATCTGTACGAGGCGGAGGTTGGCGAGGCCAACACGCCGATCACCGGCATGGTGCGCCATTACGCACGGCTGGTGGTATTCAAGCAGGACGCCACCTACTCCATGAGCTATTCCACGCTGGTAACGGCTACGGACGTCACCACGGCGGCGTTCTATGTGACCCCTGTCAACCGGCAGTTCGGCAATAAGGCCCCGGGTCAGGTGGACATTCTGGAGAACAACCCCCTGACGCTGGACGATCAGGCGGTGTATCGGTGGCAAAGCGTATCCACCGGCGGAAATATCACCTTTGACGAGCGGAACGCGGAACGGATCTCCGACCGGGTAGAAGTGACGCTGCAAGACTTTGACATGGCAGAAACCCGGACCTTTAACCGGAAATCGGCGCAGGAATACTGGTGGATGTACGGAGACAAGGCGCTGATCCTGAACTACGGCGCGGACGCCTGGTATCTCTACACCGGATTGAGCTTCCGGGCCATGGTGGAGGTGGGGCTGGAGACCTACGGCTTCCGGCCTGACGGCGGCGTGGTGCATCTTTCCAGGCAGTACCGGAACGATGACGGCAAGGACATTGACGCCTACGCTGCCACCGGCTCCATGGACTTTGACCGGGACTGGGTGCTGAAATACAGCCCCCTGATCTTCGTGGCGATCCAGCCGGAGAGCAACGCACGGGTGCATGTGACGGTGGAGACCAACCGCCGCAGCGACTACCCGGAGAAAATCGTCTCCTCCGGCCTGACCACCTTTACCCATGCGGACTTCGCCCACTGGTCCTTCGGCACCAACCGAAAGCCGCAGGTGCGGCGGGTGAAGATGAAGGTGAAGAAGGCCACCTTCTACAAGCTGGTATTCAAGAGCAAATCGGCATCGTCTACCGCAACGGTTCTGGAGACGGACGTGCAGCTGCGATACACAGGCAATGTCAAGTAAAGGAGTGGTGTTATGAGCAAAGGCATCATGGCCCCGGAGCAAGTGGCAAAGGAATACGCTGCCGGGGTGAATTTCAATTCCGGGATAGACCTGTACGATTGTGTAGAGACAAACGAAAACTTCTTCATCGGTAAAGGCTTGCCGATGTAAAACCCCCGAAAAAAGCTGGAAGGCTAAACGAGACAAAACATCTAATGGAGGATGAATATGATTGATTTAACTGGTAAGAGATATGGGCGCTTAGTTGTTGTGGGATTCGACCGCTTACAAAACCACAAGACATATTGGAAGTGCGCCTGTGATTGTGGGCTGGTGGTTATTGCCACCGGCAATAACCTCCGAAGCGGAAATACATCCTCTTGCGGGTGCTTGCGCCGAGAAACGGCAAAAGCACAGGGGAAAAAGAATACGTTACACGGAGAGAGCCATGACCACAGAACACGGCTTTACACGATATGGAGCGGGATGCGGCAGCGGTGCAGCAACGCAAATCATGAAGCCTACTATTTATACGGTGGCAAGGGCGTTCGTGTGTGTGAGGAATGGGGCAGCTATGAGGCGTTCAAGGCGTGGGCACTGCACAATGGATACGCGGATGACCTGACCATTGACCGCATTGACCCCAATGATGGGTATTGCCCTGAAAACTGCCGGTGGATCACTCGCAGTGAAAACACAGCGAGGGCAAATAAAAATCATAAGTCTCGCAAGCTAATCAGAGGTGAAGGCTTACAGGAATGTAAGCCAGCCGCAACGCATAGTGGCAGGGCGTGAACCGCTATCAGCCACCACGAGGCGGGGGCACTCAGACCGGGTGAAAAGATATGCTGAACTCATGGGAAACCATGAGAAGCAGGGGATAAAAAGCCTCTGCGATAACAACCTTGAAGCAGTGGGAGGGGGTCCAGAGCAACGGCCTCCCCACCCCCGTATTTAACTTTTTGAAGCGGGTGGTGCTGTTCTCCGTGGCGAATATCTCCACGGATAATTTAAAGCTGTGGGCGCGGGCCATGTCCTCCAGCGGGGAGCGGAACACGCAGACCTTGGAGCTGGTGGCCGACATTCTCAACGATCAGTTCGCGTCCATCTTTGAGCACAACAGCATCGGTAAGAGCATCCGGGAGTTTACCCGCAATGCCGCCGTGGACGGTGACGGCTGTATGTATACCTACTGGGATGATACGGCGGAGACCGGACAGGCCAGCAAGGGTGCCATCCGCACAGAGGTTCTGATGAACACGCAGGTCTTGTTCGGCAACCCCAACAACCGGGACGTGCAGAGCCAGCCATACATCATTCTGGAACGGCGGATGCTGCTGAGCGAGGCCCGGAAGCGGGCCAAGCGGTACGGCAAGGACCCGGACGAGATCCAGCCGGACAACAAGGACTGCGGCAGCAACTACATGGATTCCATGAGCGGCAGCGGAAACAAGGTGACAGTGCTGCTCAGGCTGTGGAAGGATGACGAGACCGGCACCGTCCACGCCTATGAGTGCACCCGGCAGGCGGAGATTCGGGGCGATCTGGACCTCGGCATCAAGCTGTATCCCCTGACGTGGATGAACTGGGACTATGTACAGGACTGCTACCACGGTCAGGCCATGATTACGGGCCTGCTGCCCAACCAGATTTTCGTAAACAAGTTGTTCGCCATGTCCATGATCTCGCTGATGACGCTGGCCTACCCGAAGGTGGTATACGATTCCACCAAGGTAGCCAAGTGGACGAACAAGATCGGCGGGGCCATTCCGGTGAACGGCAGCGTGGAGGGCGTGGCGAAGATCATTGATCCCGCCAGCATCTCCCCCCAGATCAGCCAGTTCATTGACATTGCCATCAGCTACACCCAGAAGTTTTTGGGCGCGTCGGACGTGGCGCTGGGCGATACCCGACCGGACAACACCTCCGCCATCATCGCCCTGCAGCGGGCGGCGGCAACGCCGATGGAGCTGACGAAACAGAACCTTTTGCAGAGCATTGAGGATCTGGGCCGTATCTACATGGAGTTTATGGGCGAATACTACGGAGAGCGGTATGTGGAGATCTCCAACCCCTATGACAACAGCAAATTGGTGGTTCCCTTTGATTTCTCCATCCTGAAGGAGATTCCCTTCACCATCGGGCTGGACGCGGGTGCGGCTTCCTACTGGAGCGAGATCGCCGCCATGCAGACCTTGGACAATCTGCTGATGCAGGGCAAGATCTCCACGGTGGAGTATCTGAAACGGCTGCCCGCCGGTCAGATCACCGACAAGGAGGCATTGATCCAAGCCCTCCAGCAGCAGGAAATGGCAATGGCCGGAGGCATGGGTGGCCCGGAATCTGCTGGCCCCACAGAGGGCGAAGAAACTGTCCCCATTCGGGGCGGGGCCGGATACGGCCAGTTGCAGCGGAAAATCAACGAGACCGGCGAAGTGCCGAAAACGGAGGTAGGTGCTTAAATGGAGAAGCGATTGACAGCGGATCTGAACGTGGTATCCAACTCCAATCTGGAAATTCAACTGCTGGACGGCGATCTGAACATCATTCAAAAGCTGGATGATGAGCCTAATGACGTGGGCGGTCTGACCAGTGCGGAGCTGAAAGCCAAGTTCGACGAATCCGGAAACATCATTAAAAAGTACATCAACGAGACCCTGATCCCGGCGCTGGAAAATCTGGGTGTGGAAACGGCGGTGCTGCTGCCGCAGAACGAGGCCGGATTCAAGTATATCCGTCTGAACGCGGACAAGGTGCTGGAGGTCAGCACGGACGGTGAGACCTGGCAGGCAACCGGTTCTTCCGGCCACCTGATCCTTGGCCCGGACGGCGTGGCGCTCCCTCAGCGGAGCCGGATGCAGTTCTCCAACTGCGAGGTCACCGACATGGAGGGCGTCACGGTCATTACCGGCGTGAAGGGCGACAAGGGCGCAAAGGGCGACAGGGGCGACACCGGCGCACAGGGCCCCCGTGGTGAGGTTGGCGCAACCGGCCCCGCCATCGTGCCCAGCGTGGACGCCAACGGCGTGATGTCCTTCTCCCTGCAAAATGTAACGTCCCCGCCCCAGAGCGTGAACGTGCGCGGCCCCCAAGGCCCGCAGGGCGTACAGGGTGAGCAGGGCGCACA